TGAACCTTTTGAACAACACAGAACGAGGCGCACTGCTGGCACAGTCAGGCGGAATCTTGTTCTTGGCTCGTAGTCGAATGTTGGACTACAACACTGTCAACCTTCACAGAACAACATCGTCAACGACTTCAATCGCCTACACAGCACTAAGACGCGCAAACGCATTAGACAACTTCAGAAACCAAGTCAGCGTTACATACTCCGACGCATCTGGCAACGCGTTAGCACCAGTATTCGGAAACAACACAGCAAGCCAAACCGCCAACGGCATCGCAGGGTTTTCGTTTGAATCAGCAGACTTCAGCAGCACCCAAGCGACAGGCCTTGCGTCATGGATCAGCTACACACAAGGCGACCCGACCACACTCAGGTTCGAGGTGGACTTTGACGACGCAACCGCAAACAACACAGCCATCAGAGACTTCATTTACAACATCCGCTTCAGCTATGATTTTGCGTCCGTTCTGACTTGGCGAGTCCCCGGAGCAGGAAGCGACACAACAACAAACGTCGTCTTTGAAGGCTTCAGTTTTAGTGGTGTGCCGGGCAAAACCAGCTACAGCTTCTACTTCTCGCCAGCGTTCTTTTATGACGTGTTCATCTTAGACAGCACTACATCAGGTATTTTAGATACCAGCCGTCTCGGTTGGTAAAGGAGAAAACATTATGGCGATAACACCTAACACCCTGTTCAGTATTGGGTCTGTATACACAGCAGATCAGGCAAATCGGTTCCCTCGTGGGGTCATGCAATACAACACAAACAGCACGACCGACACTTCAATTACCGGTGAAGAAATACAAATAACCCTGTCAGCGTTTACTCCCGCAACAGGCAGGTTATATCGAATTTCTTACTATGAACCCGGTTTTGGAAGTTCTACTTCAGCGGCCATGACTATGCGAATCCGCTTAACAAGCCTTGCGGGCGCAGTCCAGCAACAAGGCATTATTTACAACACAGGCACACAACAACAAAACGGATTTATTACAAACGTTGTATCTCTTGCCGCTGTTTCAACTGTGCTAGTTGCAACACTGCAAAGTAGTGCAGGAACAGGTTCAGCAAACCGTTCATCGACAGCACAAGGCATTTTGATGGTAGAGGACATAGGTGCGTCATGATTGTTTACATTGGCGGAGATACCGCAGAAGAACAGACAATAAACTGCAGGTCTGTTATTAAGTATGAATTGTCCAATTCTGATTGGACACAGATCCCGAACAACCCTTTGACCCCTGAATACTCGGCAGAATGGGCCGTGTATCGCCAAGAGTTGCGTGACTTTATGGCGACTTGGACACCAAGCAACGAAGCCAATCTACCGAATCCGCCGCTGCCATGAAAACGCTGGCCATCGTCGCAGCTCTTGCCATCGTCCTCATGTTCGTCGTTACAGGGTGTAGCGACCGCACTCGACACACCTGCGAAACCAAACCAACAGCCCCACGATGTGACACTTCAATAGGAGCAACCACACCATGAAAAAACTGAGCAACTCAGAAATTAAAGCCAGACTCATTTTCGTCGTCGGAATAACACTCTCATTCGTGTTCGGTATCTCCATGCTTGGTATTTTGTACGGAGTGCTATTCGTCGTACAACCGCTCGAGCCCTCGCCCACAGACCAAGAGTTCCTCAGCATCCTAAACCCAGCATTCATGGCACTTTTGGGACTTTTGGGCGGAGTCCTCGCAAGTAATGGCCTGCGAGACAAACAGGAAAAGGACAAAGACAATGACTAACTACCCGGTGCTACCAATCATCATGCCGACTGACCTAGAAGGTCAAAAGAACGGCGAAATCAAACCAGCCTTACTACGCGACATCAAAGCACCCAACGGCAAACTGCACAGCCTCGCGGCCACCGCATGGAACGCGTTACAACTCGCCGCATACTTTGACGGAATAGAACTAAAGCACGTCGGCGCATACCGCCCACTAGCCCAACAGGTAGCCCTGTTCAACCAACGGTACGAAGCCAAACCCAACTTCCGCAAACCTCAAGTGACCCGCAAATACAACGGTCAAGTTTGGTGGCTGAAACAAGGTTTCGCCCCAGCAGGCACCCCTTCTACCAGTAATCACGGTTGGGGACTCGCGATAGACGTCGCGTCCGCTTCAGGCAAACGACTCGAATGGTTACTGGGCGACGGATTATCTACCAGCAACGCCTTAAAGTTTGGGTTCTCATGGGAAGTCAAAAACGGTGCTAACGCCGAAGCGTGGCATATCCGCTATGTTTGCGGAGACAACCTCCCACAAGCCGTCCTAGAGGCTATTGCGGCTTTTCCTACACTCGACGCGCGGTGACTTGACATTCGGTCTGGGAGTCGGTCTAATGACTGGCAACCAAGTGCGTCCCGTGATAGCGGGACCCCGACCGCAGGAGGAAAGCAATGCAACCATCCCTTTTTGACGTTCTCGCTGTTCCAGCCGAGATGCTCAAATACGAAGCCTTCAAAGAGGCAAACCCGTGGGTCATGCCGACCCTCACCAAAATGTGCTACCAGCTGATGCACCGCGGATACACGCATTACGGCATCGCAGCCCTTATTGAAGTCTTGCGCTACGAACACGCAATCACTAACGACCCCAGTAGCGAGTTCAAATTCAACAACAATTACCGCGCCTTTATGGCCCGAGAGATCATGCAGAAACCAATGCTGGAGGGATTCTTCAGCACCCGCAAATCAGTTGCGGACTTATCAGAGGACTACTAAATGAACCTTAAACGATTCTTACTTTTATCTTTTGTGACCTATGGACTGTGCGCCCTGTGGGCGATCACTGGCGTCCAAGACACCACAGTGACCCTTCAGGCTCCGTCTGTGCCCCAAACGGTCACCCTCGGGATGTTGACACCCGAACAACTTGAGGACCGCGCAGAAGAACTCACAGCAACAACAACTTCTACGACGACCAGCACCACCTCCAGCACGACTAGCACCGTGCCGTTTACTCGACTAGCCGACTTTCACCCGGACACCAAATGCCAAGAATGGTTCCAAACTGCGATCACGGTCGGCTGGCCCAACAACACTGAGACGCTAGAGAAACTGGGTCGCCTGTTGTGGAAGGAAACGCGATGCTTAAACATTACGCCGCTGTCCAGTGATCCCGAGTTAGTGAAATGGTTTAACGGCCATGACCACGGGATTGCACAAATCAACGAACCTGTTCACACTAAGTACGTGGAACAAGTGTTCAATATGCCGTTTGCTGAAGCCATGTCCGACCCGACCCTGAACCTCAGGTTTGCTTACCTGCTCTATTCCGACCTAGAAGAAACAGGCAGGTGCGGATGGAAACCATGGAGCCTGTGCTGAACCGCTGGTGGGATCACGCAGCTTGTCGAGGAATGCCGTTGGACCTGTTCATATTTGAGCACGGCGAACCTCAAATTAACAAGAAAATCAAGGACGCTAAAGCAGTCTGCGCAACGTGCCCGGTACGCGAGCAATGCTTAGATGAGGCCCTGCAATATTCCACGACCCGCCAAGAGTGCATTGGTGTGTGGGGAGGGCTGACATGGCGCGAACGGCAGAAACTTGTGTTGGACCGAGAGTTATCCACAAACACGGCTACACCCCTTGTGTACCGTGACGGGAAATACAGACAAATTAAGGAGCCCCGACCATGATCGTTACCGATGAAAAATTTCAACATGTAATTAATTTAATCTGCGACATACTTCAAAACGATAAAGACAGAGTTAAAGAATTAGAAAATGAAGTTAAAGCGTTAAATCGTCGCGTCATGTTGTTACTAGAAAATGCTTTGGAAATTAAGGAGCCCTGACCATGAACCAACAGTTAGCGGACATGACCGCCGCGATCACTAAAGCAGAGATTGCTATGAAAGCAGCCGCATGGCAGTTAGACGCCCAAAAAACGGATATTGCGATGTTGCGCAAAGCCTTGTTTGAGTTGGCTTATGTTGCTGAAGAGAACGGCATCTATCTGTCAAATCTGACTAAGTCAACGCAGGACGCAATCGTGGCTATGCGTCTGGGTGGGTTCAAATGAACTGCGCAAAATGCGGTAAAGGTTTCAACAGTGCCGACCTACGCTGCCGTTTAGAACTGCGTGGAATCTGCCTCGACTGTGCAGAAACTAACGGTTTTGCCGGGATGACATTAGAAGAAACAGCACGTTGCGTGTCAATGCTCAAAGTAGTTGCTCGTTATCAAAACCAAACGCCTGCACAGGCCCGACACTTAAAGGACATGGAATCATGAGTTTTAACCCAGCCGACTACGCAGAAGTAGCAGAACGCCTCCCACTGTTTTGGAAGGACTGCCCCCGTGGGCGCATCATCACCGAACTGATCGTGGATGACGGTACTCGAATCGTTATGCGCGCCGACCTTTACGCCGACATAGGCGACACAGTCCCGACAACTACGGGATGGGCAGAAGAAATTCGTGGGTCGTCAATGGTTAATAAAACCAGTGCTTTGGAGAACTGTGAAACGTCATGCGTGGGACGCGCATTGAGTAATTATCAGTTCCAAGGCGCAAAGAAACGTGCGTCACTGGAGGAGATGGTCAAGGTATACCGCCAAGGCGAACAACCACAAACAACCACCAACGCAGCTCCTGCACGAACCCAGTCGCTCGGATCATCTAGCGAACCGCCGACCGCTAAACAGATGGCCATGCTTCGAGCCAAAAACTATGAGGGTCAAGCACCATCTACGAAGCGTGAAGCGTCAGAGATCATAGACAGGCTGATGAACGGTGGCTGAACCATCCGAGGCAGAGTTCCAAAAAGCCGTTATAACATTGGCTAAATTGCACGGCTGGCGTGTCATGCACACTCAGCCTGCACAGATCCGACCGGGCAAATGGATTACACCCAACACAGGCAACCAAGGATTCCCCGACCTAGTCATGTCGCACCCGTACCGCGGCACTTTGTTCGCAGAACTCAAAGCAGAT